TATGTACATCAATTTAAAGACAATATGTCGCAAGCACAATTAGCCGATGTGGAATATAATAAAGGTATACGAAGTATGAGAGAACAACTCATCGAGCCTTTCCCTGATACTATGAGTGATAGACGTAGCATTTATGTTTAAGAAAGATTTTTTGAAGTATGGCAGAACAAGGAATATCAATAGACTGTGAAGGTGGTTTAGATTTAGTATCTAGCACTTCTTTACTTTTTAGAACTCCAGGTGTAGCACAAAGACTTAACAACTTTGAATCGTCTATACATGGAGGTTATCGAAGAGTTAATGGCTATACTAAGTTTGGAAGTAATCAACCTACAGGTACTAATGCACAAATAGAAGGTTTATTCCGTTATGCTAAAGGAGTAGTAGCTTGTGCAGGAAGTAATATTTATTATAGTGCAGATGGTAACACTTGGACACAAATAAATAAAAATACTTATCAAACTCAAACAGGAACAGTTACAGTAAGTGCAGGTAGTGCTACAGTAAATGCACATGGCAGTTCAACTTCATTTACAAGTGAGTTTGCAGTTGGTGATGATATAAAAATTAATGGTGAAGCATTTTTAGTTTTAAGTGTTACTAATGATAATACATTAACAGTTGATGGAAATTTTGCTGCGTCAGCAAGTAATACAGCAGTTTTAAAAAATGGAGCTACCGCTTCTCAATTAAATAGTGGAAGTTCTATATCAAGAGGTTCTCAAAGTTTATGTGAGTTTTCTTTTTACGAAGGCAACAAACAACACGGTAAACTTTATGTAGCAGATGGTACAAACAAAATTGCAGAAATAGTAATAGAAATTACAAATGCAGGAGTTCATACTTATTCTTTTAAAGAAGTAGAAAGGTCAGCTCCGACTAATCCAAACTTAATAACTATTTTTGCTGAAAGATTAATAACTGCAGGACAATCAATTAATCCACAACAAGTAGCTTATAGTACTAGATTATCTCCAGATAACTTTACAGGAAGCTCAGCAGGTACAGTAGATGTTGGTGACCAAATAGTAGGTATAAAATCTTTTCGTAATAAACTTATTATATTTTGTAAGAATAGTATTTATCAATTATCTGGACTTGATGGCACACCAGTATTATCTTCAGTAACTAAAAACATTGGTTGTGTAAGTGGTAAAACAATTCAAGAGATAGGTGGAGATTTAATTTTCCTTTCTCCAGATGGATTAAGAACTATTGCAGGTACTGCTCGTATTGATGATATTGAATTAGGTTCTATTAGTAGAAAAGTATTACCAATATTTAGAGATAATATTTTTCCTAACTTATCAACCTTAACTTTTTCTAGTATGGTTATTAGAGAAAAAAGTCAATATAGATTGTTCTATTATAAAAACGGAACTGGTGACTTACAACAAAAAGGATTACTAGGAACTTTTAAAATATCTTCACAAGGAGTTCCTTTATACGAATGGAGTGAATGTACAGGCATAGGTGCTCGTATGACTCACTCAGGATTTGATGAAAACAATAACGAAGTATACTATCATTCTAGCACAGATGGGTATGTATATGAACACGACACTGGTAATAATTTTAATGGAAATGTTATTACCGCAGAATATAAAACACCTGATTTAGATTATGGAGACTCTGGTGTTAGAAAAACTTTATATTACTGTAAGACAAGTATACGAGCTGAGGGTTCTAATGACAATTTAAAATTACTTTGTCGTTATGATTTTGATGATAATAACATACCTCAACCAGCTGAAACAAACATAGGTTCATTAGCTAGTCCAGCTTTATTTGGAATAGCTATTTTTGGTGCAGCACTTTTTGGACAAACACTTTATCCACAACAAAAAGTTAATTTAGTAGGCAGTGGATTTACAAACAACTTTACAATATCAAGTACTGGTTCAGCATCTCCTTATACAATTTCAGGATTTTATGTAGACTTTATACCAGGCGGAAGGATTTAACATGGCGGCATATTCAAGACAAAGTTCATTTGCAGATGGTAGTACTATTAATGCATCGTTATTTAATAACGAATATGATGCATTAGCAGCAGCCTTTGTAAATACTAGTGGACACAAACACGATGGAACAACTGGTGAAGGCCCAGTCATTGCTCTTATTGGTGATGCTAGTACAGCTACTCCACTTAATAAAGTTTTAATTGATAGCTCAAACGACCACATTGAATTCTATTCAGATGTTTCTTCATCTTCAGTTCAACAAATGTATATGGGTGACGGAGTCTTTGCTCCTGTTACTGACAGTGATGTTGACCTTGGTACATCTTCTCTTTATTTTAAAAATGCATTTATTGATGCTATAACTACTACAGGTAATGTAGGTATAGGTGGTAACTTAACTGTTACTGGTACAACTACATTTAATGGTGGTACAATTAATCTTGGTGATGCAGCTACAGATAATGTAGCATTCAATGGTACTATCACAACTAATTTAATATTTGAAGGTTCTACTGCTGACGGAAACGAAACAACTTTAGCACCAGGTAATCCAGGTAGTGACATTACTTTAACCTTACCTTCTTCAGCATCAGATACTTTAGTAGGTAAAGCAACAACAGATACATTAACAAATAAAACTTTAACTAGTCCTGATATTAATGGTGGTACTATTGATGGTGCAGTTATTGGTGGTGCAAGTCCAGCTGCTATAACAGGTACTGCAATTACTGGTACAAGTTTTGTAATTGGTTCTGCAAATATATCTGAAGCAGAATTAGAAATACTAGATGGTGCTACAGTAACTACAGATGAATTAAATATACTAGATGGTGTTACAGCTACTGCAACTGAATTAAATTTAATAGATGGTGTAACAGCTACTACTGCAGAACTTAATATTCTTGATGGTGTAACAGCTAGTGCAGCAGATATTAATCTTATAGATGGTATTACTAACGGCACAGTTATAGCAAGTAAAGCTATTATAACAGATGCAAATAAAGATATTACTGGTGGTAGAAATATTACTATTAGTGGTGAGTTAGATGCAGGCTCGCTTGATATTGAAGGTGATGCTGACATTAATGGTACGCTGGAAGCTGATGCAATAACTGTTGATGGTGTAGCTCTTAATGAGTTTATTGCTGACACAGTCGGAGCAATGGTATCAAGTAATACCGAAACTAATATAACTGTATCTTATGATGATGCAGATAATACTTTAGATTTTGTTGTAGCTAACATTTCAGGTACTGCTGCTTTAGCAACCGAGTCTACTATTACAGCAAACAATAGTACGAATGAAACTGTATTCCCTACCTTTGTAGATGGTGCTACAGGTTCTCAAGGACTTGAATCAGATACAGGATTAACTTATAATCCTTCTACAGGTTTATTAACTTCAACAGGTTTTGCTGGAGCCCTTACAGGTAATGCTTCAACAGCTACAACTCTTGCAACAGCAAGAACAATTCATGGTGTATCTTTTGATGGTTCAGCTAATATTGATTTATCAGAAACAATCTCTGATACCATAGGAGCTATGGTTGGTAGTAATACTGAAACAAATATTACAGTTACTTATCAAGATGCAGATAATACTTTAGACTTTGTTATTGGTACACTAAACCAAGACACTACAGGTAACGCAGCTACAGCTACTACTTTAGAAACTGCTAGAACAATTGGTGGTACAAGCTTTGATGGTTCTGCTAATATTGCAGTTGGTCTTGCAGCTACAGCTACTACACTAGCTACTGCTCGAACAATACACGGTGTTAGTTTTGATGGTAGTGCAAACATTGACCTTTCAGAATCAATAGCTGATACAGTTGGAGCTATGGTTAGCTCTAATACAGAAACAGGTCTTGCTGTTACTTATGATGATGCAGATAATACACTTGACTTTGTAATAGGTGCTGGAACTATAGCTAGTTCTATGATTGCAGCTGATGCAGTTACTGGAGCTAAAATAGCTGACAATGCAATTGATAGCGAACATTATACTGATGGTTCTATTGACACAGTTCATATAGCTGACGCAAATGTAACTACTGCTAAGATTGCAGATAACGCAATAACACAAGCTAAGTTAGCTGATGATGTTGTAGGAGCTGACGAACTAGCAAGTAATGCTGTAGTAAATGCAAGTGTAGCTGCAGGAGCAGCCATAGCATTTAGTAAGATGGCAGATTTAACTACAGCAAGAGCTTTAGTTTCTGATGGCAATGGTGATGTTTCGGTAAGTGCTGTAACTAGTACAGAGATTGGATATTTAGATGGAGTAACATCAGCTATTCAAACACAACTAAATAGTAAACCAAGTAACGGATTTGCAGTAGCGATGGCAATTGCACTTTAAAAAAAATAATAAAACATTTGACATATTGTAAAAAATATGTTATAATATATAAAATCATGGGAGATAAATAATATGGCACAAGACTTTGAAGGTAACGGAGGGCAGATTACTAATTCAGAAACAACTCTTAGAGCTGCAGCGAATAGTGATGATGCTATTATAGGTCTTAGACTTGCTAACATTCTTACAACTAGTATTACTGTTAGTGTGTGGATTGATGAAGGCAACTCAGCAGATAGATACCTTATTAAAGATGTTAGTATACCACCTGCTTCATCAATAGAATTAATTCAAGGAGCATCAAAAGTAGTTATTATGAGTGGTGATGTAGTTAAAGCACAATCAAACACAGCTAATAGTTGTGATTATTGGTTGAGTGTAGTTGATACAATTAGTGCTTAATAGGAGATAATATGGCAAGTAGTGAAAGAGTAGGCGGAATACTGTATATAGGTGATGCTCCAGCAGGAGAAACTATACCTGAACATGATTCCCAAATAGATACAAATCAAATAGTAACTAATG